TCAAATGCGGAAACTCTCTTTTGCATCGTTTTGATTTAACGGATAGCATTAAGTCCGTATTAAAAGAAACAGGTATTTCTATTAGCCAGTATAGAAATGCTGTGAGCAAGTATAAGAATGCTCAAGATAAAGCTGAAAAGTGGGAGTTGGATTCAATGATAGCTGAAATTAAATCTAAACTTACCACTGAAATCGGTGCAAAAGACCCTAAAAAACTCAGATTAAATAAGCGTAGGGCAGAGCTGGTGAATTTGCTTGCACCGCAGCTGTTCGAAATGAGTAAAAAAGAACAAAAGGATTGGCAGAAACGTGTGGATGCTGTTAAAAGGGAAATAGCGGAACTTGAAAGTTATTTTGAGGAAATCAATTCCAATAAGATTTATTTGGGTGCTTTTGAATGGCGTATAGAGTTTCCGGAAGTATTGGATGATGATGGAAATTTTATTGGATTTGATTTAATAATAGGCAATCCCCCTTATATGCGAATACAAGAAATAAGAACCAATGACAGTAAATTTGCTGATTATCTTTCATTGTCAGGAAAATACAAAAGTACTATAGGTTCCTTTGATATTTATGTAGCTTTCGTAGAATTGTCAAGAATGATATTAACGATAGGGGGATCTGTTGCATTATTGATGCCCATAAAATGGACTAATGCAGCTTTTGGAAAAGGTCTTAGAAGTATTCTTACGCAGAATTGTGAAGATAAGTCTGAATTGAGATTATCTAGAGTAGTAGATTTTGGTGCTTATCCTATATTCGAAGTATCAACATATGTTGGAATTCAATATTTTCAAAAAGGGACTTCCTTTGTGCAATACGTTAAGTATATGGAGAATGGATTATATAATCATCCCAATGAGTTTTTGTTACATTTGAATACTGATTCTTTTTCTAATGTAAATGTTTTGGCGTTAGGTAGTAATACTTGGGTGTTTGCTGAAGATGCCGTAGCTAAAATATTGGAAAAGCTTAATAAATTGCCATTGCGCCTATCAGATGTTTTTGAAAAAATCTATCAAGGAATAGCAACAAGTAAAGATGACGTTTATTTTCTTTATAATTGTGAAGTATTGAATAACACTGTCAAAGGATTTTCAAAGCAAGTAAATAGAATAGTTGAAATAGAGCAAGGATTAGTAAAACCTTTACTCAAAGGTGAAGATGTTCATCGTTTTAAACAATTGCCACGAGAACGTTTTGTTATATTCCCATATAAAATAGAAAACGAAAAAGCAATATTATATTCAGAATGTGAGTTACAAAGCTTATTCCCAAAAGGTTATGCTTATCTTAAAGAATGTGAGCCAATATTGCGTGGACGAGAAAAAGGGAGATTTGATATAGACGAAACCTGGTTCCAATTTGGTAGACAACAAGGAATAGTATATGGTACAATACCCAAGCTCCTTTCACCTGAAATATCAATGGGAGGCAATTTTGTGTATGATATAAATGGTGAATTTTATCATACAACTACAGTATATGGATATATTATTAAAGACAATTCAGAATTCAATTATTGCGCAATGTTGAATATCATGAACTCCCAGATACTATGGTGGTATTTAAAACACACTGGCACAGTTTTAGCTAATGGATATTTTAGGTATAAACCAACTTATTTAAAAGATTTTCCATTACCACTCATAAATAAGTCGGAAATGGAAAAACTTTCTTCTTTAGATCAACATGATAAAACAAGTGATCGATTCATAGGTCTGTTATTTGGGTTAGATGATAATGATATAGACTTTATTTCTAGAACTTAAAAGTCAGCATAACTCATTGATTTCATTCTGAGTTAACCCATAAATGCTTGCTATCAAAGAATCAATCTTGATAGCAAGCATTTTTGTTGATTTTACATTATTTTCTTTTGAAAGTTCTATAATCTTCTTAGATAAATTTTCAATTTCTACGATTCTATCTTGGGGTATGTCTTGAAATTTAGGAATGGGAAAAGGCATAATATAATTAGTTTTAAATGTATAATACCCTCCTCTCAAAACAGAGCCTGTATGCTTTAAGAAAAACCAAAATAAAGTCGAATTCATAAGTGCTAATAAGAAATAATATGAGTAAGGAATATCATGCTTTTTAATATAACCGTAAACTTTGGTCGTATGATAAAATTCACCATTTATATCATACACAAAGTTACCACCAATGGAGATTTCTGGAGCGACTAGTTTTTCTTGATTAAAGCATGTTAAACTTTTAGGATATATGTATCTATACCAAAAAATGTCCGATTGCAATCTCCCTTTTTTTTAGTCAAAAGGATTTGAGAAATAGGTATAATGTACTTCTGCTAACTCCTGTTTTTTGTGCTATTTGGGTCTTCGACATTCCATTTTCTATTAGTCCTTTAATAGTTAGTTGCATCCCTTCTAACTTATGTGATTTGTTTTTGCTGCCTATAGGTCTTCCTAAGTGTTTCCCTTCATATTTAAGACGGGCTAGTGCCTCTTTGGTACGTTGGCTAATGAGATTACGTTCAATTTCTGCCGATAAGCCAAAGGCAAATGCTAATACTTTGCTTTGAATATCCTCGCCTAAGCGATAATTGTCTTTGATTGTCCAAACTCTGCATTCTTTACTCATGCAAAGGTTAAGAATTTCCATTATCATAAAAAGATTCCTTCCTAAGCGTGAAAGTTCTGCACAAATTATAAGATCGTCCTTTTGGATTTGCTTGAGTAGTTTACCTAACTCTCTTTTGCTATAGGATTTTGTACCGCTGATGGTTTCTTCTATCCAACCATCAATTTTTAAATTTTCACGTTCGCAGAAATTATTAATTTCGAAACGTTGGTTTTCTACAGTCTGTTTGTCACTGCTTACTCTAATGTATCCGTAAATCATATTAAATTGTTTTATTCAATATGCTACGAAAGTATGTTATATGTTGAATAAAACTATGGTAAACCTAAATAAAGAAAAATAAATAATCCCCAGTTATTTTATTTTTGTTTCTTAATCGAAGTGATATAGCGATGGGAAACATCTTGATTTGTGTCATAAATGTGTCATACATAAAAGAAAAAGGAGCTAAGTCAATGACCTAACTCCTTCATTTTCACCAGTCGGGGTGACTGGATTTCATTAACCATCTTTTTCTTTACTCTTTGCGATATACCCTGTTGATTATTAGATATTTAATTTCTTTCAATCAGAAAAGGCTAGTCGCAATTTGTCCCGATTTTGTCCCGGTACACTACGACTAACCTTCACATTCACAAAATTTTGTTAAAACGAAATCATCTGTTTCCAGACTTCATCCGCTCTAATTCAGCCTTCAGTGCAGCGTTTTCTTTTTGCAGCTGCTCTTTCTCTTCCTGTAGCTTCAGATTCAACCTCCTCTCTTCTGCATAGAGGCTGACCAGTTCCTTTAGATCCTTTAATTTTTTTAAGTCCTCATCTATTATCATATCCCCCTCACCAGATATAATCCACGCCAGATTAACCTGCGGGTAGTTGCAGTATATGTACTGCAACTGATCACTCCCAATCACATTCCCCAGCGACCGGAGATAATCCCTACTCTTGCCCATTTCAAGCGATAACTTGTTGGGCGACACGCCGATAGCCTCACACAGTGCTATCATTCTCTTTCTTAGTGGTGTTTCTTCAGTTTTTCTCATCCCTTTATTTTGCAGTATTTTTTCTGCGTTTTTCTTGCACATGCAGAAAATTCTCTGCATATTTGCGTTACGAAATTATTACTTCGTGGCGAAAATATAGATTTTCACGCTACAAAACAAGAATAACCCTTTAATTTACAGCAATATGGTATTTTCAGAGTACATTAAAAGCCTGCCGAACCAGCGGCAAGACATGATTGAGCAGCTGGCACGCGAGACGCAGACCTCCAAGAGCGTAGTTTACCGCTGGATGAGCGGTCAGATTACTCCGCCGCCCGTTAAACAAACTATTATCAGTAACATCCTCGGCATCCCGGCCGAAGAGCTATTCCCCAAAAACAATGGATCTAACTAATATCGAATTTTATAACACTCCCGAAGGGGATGTAATGGTGAAACAGGTTGGGCAGCCCGTCAAAGTGCTGCAGCAGTCAGACCGCGAACTGGTTCAGTCGATACTTTCTCTGATTAACGAGAGATATCCGGAAGCCTTCCGTGCGCTCGCTGACCTTTATTCCAGGAGCTCTATGAATAATGCGTTCTATGAGTTCAAAATGGTTCACCGGTTCTGTCGCTGCAATTTCGGTGAATATGACAACCAGCGCCTCGATGTAGATGTTGACGGCTTCTTTCAGTTCGAGGAGGTTCGCTGTCCTCTTCGGGGTACGGATGATTGCAAATATCACGGTGTGATATGCTGCCCGCGCGTCAACAACAAACTGACCGAGCGTGAGCAGGAAGTTCTTCAGCTCATCGCTTCCGGCATGACCAATGAGGATATCGCTGACCGACTCTCCATCTCCGTGTTTACAGTGATCCGTCATCGCAATAACATGCGGGCTAAATTGCAGGCTCGCAATACAGCACAGTTAATAACCTATTATAATAATATCAATCATGGGACGCAAACTAAGTGATAAGAATCCTAATCCTACCGTATCCGCCAATATCGCCGGCATCGGTGTTCTTTCGCCTCACGGCAAAAAATTGAATCAGATTGCTAAAAATGAATTAAAAGAACTGCTGAATCGAATCAGTTGCTATACCTTCTCTGAGCAGCTGTATATCATTGATTCAATGAGTTCCCTTTGTGCCGGGGAATACCTGGATCGGGCAAGGTAGTCGTCCTTGCCCGATCCTCCAAGATTCCACGACCTTTGCCCAACCTGATTATTTACATTGATTATGAGCCATTTTTTTACTAACGACGAAACAGATAAGATCAAGAGAGCAGCCGAAGGGCATGTCCTTGAGGTGATTCGTGACTTCCAGAGTCTCGAAGAGCAAAAAGGATATGATTACCGCGGCGACTGCCCCATCTGCCACAAAAAAACCTTTAATTACAATTCCAAAAAAGGCCTGTTCGGCTGCTTCAACAAGTGTAATGTTGGCGGTTCTGACGCTATCAGCTACCTGATGAAGGTGCAGAACATGAGCTATGTCGAAGCTCTTCAGTACCTTGCTGACAGATTTTATATCGAACTGGCACCCGACCAGTCCAAGCAACCCAAGAAGCCCATGGCAAAGAAGGGATCCAAATCCCTTCAGGGCGAAGACCCTTCTTCGTTCTGCGCCCGTATGCTGCAAGCTTCCGGTCTGACCTTTGACGACGTCACGGCGCATATTTTCGACAGCTCCGAAAACCGCACCGTGACCACTGCCCATACCTTCACAAAGGGTACGGTCAATTCCAAGGGAGAACTGGATTTATCCGGAGACGATGCAATTATCCGCTATTATGACCTTGCCGGGCTTCCAGTGACCTACGAGCAGAAAGATTCCAAGGGCAAACCGACAGGCAAGAAGAAAGAGTACTTCCGTGTACGCTGGCAGTTCCCGGATGCTCACCTCGACAAGGAGGGCAAGCCGTTCAAGTACCGCTCTCCCTACGGTGGTGGCACACCGATTTATATCCCGGACACTATCCGCAGACATTATGCAGCTGGTGATTCCATCCCTCGCCTGTTTATCCAGGAGGGCGAGAAGAAAGCCGAGAAAGCGTGCAAGCATGGCATGCCTTCGCTCGCCATCAGCGGCATTCAAAACATAGCTTGCGGCGGCCGTCTCCCTGAAGACATGGTCCGGATCATCGAAAAATGCCATGTCAAAGAAGTCATATTTATCATGGATTCTGACTTCAAAGACCTCTCGACCAACATCAAGATAAACGACTCGGTGGACAAGCGTCCGCGTGCCTTCTTCTATGCAGCCAAAAACTTCAAGGAGTATATGGGCTCCCTTCGCAACCGTGACATCTTTGTCGAGGTCTATGTCGGCCATACCTTAAAAAATTCGTATGACGAGAAGGGTGTCGATGACCTGCTGGCAGGTTCGCTCTCCGGGCATGAAGACGAGTTGATGAAGGATCTTGAGCGGCTTATCAACGAAAAGAGCCTTACAGGTAAGTATCTGCAGCTGTACCGCATCAGCTCTTATACGGATTATAAGTTGTCGGCAATCTGGGGGTTGGACAATGTTCGCCATTTTGCCGAGATGCACAAGGAGGTGCTGTCCCGGCTCCCCGAGTTCCGTATCGGGAGCAACCGGTGGCGCATCAATGCGCAGGGGGTGCTGGAGTCAGCTCAGGCTCTCGAAAGCGACGAGACCTACTGGGAGGCAATTCAGAAGTCCCGCCGCAGCGGTGAGACCTACACCGAGTATGAGTTCCGTTACGTCCCGTGCCGTCGTTTTCTGCAAAACCGCGGTTTCGGCCGATTCCGGAGACTTGACAATACCTGGCAGTTCATCCGCCTTGAGTCACCCTTTGTCCGGGTGATTGAAGCATCTGAAGCCCGTGACTTCCTTTTCGAATTTACAGAGGCCAACTGCCCCGAATCCGTAAATGAAATGATATCCAAGGGGGTGACACAGTATGTCGGACCCGACAAGCTGAGTCTGCTTAAGTTTATTTACCCCAATTTCCTGCAGCCCAACGGCAACGAACAGATCTTTTATTTTGAAAAATCCTGCTGGCGGGTGACTGCAGATGCTGTCAAGGAGTTCGGTTACGAGTCTATCCAGCACCATGTGTGGGCAGAGCAGCAGCGCCAGTTCCCGGCTAAGTATCTTGGTTCTCCGCTCATCACCTTCTCCGGAGAGGGTGACAGCCTATCCTATCAACTGAGCGAGTACGGCCAGAACTGTCATTTTCTGAAGTTCCTTATCAATGCGAGCAACTTCACATGGCGTCGGCAGCCGGGTGACATCGAGCAGTCAGAGATTGCCGAGAATAACAGACACCTCCTATCCAAGTTGTGTGCCATCGGATTCATGTGCATGGAGTATAAGGATGTGTCGGTTAACCGCGCAGTCATCGGTATGGACGGCAAGCAGTCAGAGGTGGGCGCGTCAAACGGGCGTTCCGGAAAATCGCTCATCGGGGTGTTGATGAAGAACATCGAGCCAACTGCATATCTGAACGGTAAGCGCCGTGATTTGCTCGAAGACCAATTCGTTTGGAATGATGTCGACGAGAAGACCAAGCTCGTGTTCATTGATGACGTGCTTATCAACTTCAATTTTGAGCGACTTTTCCCGAATCTGACGGGAGACTGGACGGTGAACTACAAGGGCGGCAGACGTATTACCTTTCCTTATGAGTCGTCTCCTAAGATATATATCGCCACCAACCACGCTATCAGGGGCGACGGTTCTTCCTTTACGGACCGCCAGTGGCTGCTGGGTTTCTCTGATTTTTACAATGACCAGCACAAGCCTATCGACGACTTCGGCTGCAATTTCTTTTCGGAGTGGGATTTCGAACAGTGGAATCTCTGCTGGAATCTGATTGCGAACTGCGTCCAGCTCTACCTTCAGCACGGTGTCGTGCAGGCTCCTCAGGAGCGGTTGGTTGAACGCCGTCTGCGACAAGAAATCACGGAGGTATTTATCGCATGGGCTGATGAGTATTACAGTGACCCGGCTCATATGAATCACCGTATTCCGCGCCGTACCCTTTTTGATGAATATTGCAAGGATGATGTCAACGCCCGCAAGTTTTCGAACTCGACCACTGAGTTCAAAAAACGTCTGGTCAAGTATTGCGAGTATAAGGGATATATCTTCAATCCGCATAAGTACGACCCCATTACCGGCAAACCGTGCAAGTTCGACCGCCGGAGCGGTAACCCCATCATCGATGACAAGTCCGGAGGGGTCGAATACTTCACCGTCGGCGATAAGAACTATTATATGACACCCGAGTATAAGATACTGAGCGAGCCGACCGAATCCGGCAAACTCGACTTTTAATAACACTTAAAAATTTACAGTCATGAAAACAAAATCAAAATGCAAACACCTTCGCGCTGGTTCATGCCCCAACAGGGTATGCGAGGATGTTCTCTCTGACGGAACACCGATACTGACTCCTCGCTGTTGCTTTGTCTACGAGGAATGTATTATACCTGACAGTCCCCCCATCTCTCTTCCCTATGAGGATCGTTGCCCGTATTATATAGATAGTATTAAAATTAATAAATAGTTTTGGATATGAAATCAAAATTACAAATTGACGTGCTTGAGCTGATTGAGTTTTCCCGGTTCGTGCGGTGCAATCTTTATATCGATGGTGCCGCTACCCCGATCTTGATGTATGAGACGGAATACAATCGTCTCGTAAGAGAAGGTTTTTTTGTGCGTGATGGCAGGACAAAGGACTCTGCCGGTGTGCTAAACACATCCCGTGTCTATACTTCATCAACAGATAGCAATGACTGATTACCGTCAATACAGACTTAATTTAGAGACAACAGAAGAATATGGAAACAAAGAAATATAGATTAACAGAAACCCATATTAATATCGGGGGAAAAATCCTCTATCAAATCGAAGCGTTAAAAGATTTTGGGAAGGTGAAGGCTGGCGATTTAGGAGGATATATAGAGAGTGAAGAAAATCTCTCTCAAGACAATGATGCTTGGGTGTCTGGCAATGCTTGGGTGGTTAGCAATGCTCGGGTGTCTGGCAATGCTTGGGTGTATGGCAATGCTCAGGTGTCTGGCGATGCTCAGGTGTCTGGCTATGCTTGGGTGTACGGCAACGCTCAGGTGTCTGGCAATGCTTGGGTGTATGGCGATGCTCTGGTGTCTGGCTATGCTCAAGTGTCTGGCGATGCTCTGGTGTCTGGCTATGCTCTGGTGTCTGGCTATGCTCAAGTGTCTGGCGATGCTCAGGTGTCTGGCGATGCTTGGGTGTACGGCAACGCTCGGGTGTCTGGCGATGCTCAGGTGTCTGGCTATGCTCAGGTGTCTGGCGATGCTCAGGTGTCTGGCGATGCTTGGGTGTACGGCAACGCTCAGGTGTCTGGCGATGCTGAGGTAAAATCAAGAGAGGATTATATAGTTTTTAAGAATTGGTGGAGCAGCGAACGTCATTTCACCTGGACACGAAGCAACAACATGTGGAAGGTAGGATGTTTCTATGGGACAGGGGAAGAGTTGATCAAGAAAGCATACAATGTTTTAGAGAAAAGCGGTCGTGAATACGAAAGAATTGTTAGATATGTCGAAGAAATTATGGACGAAAATTATGGAAACAAAGACAATTGAAATTGAAATTCCTGAAGGCAAGAAAGCCGAATGGGTTAACGGAGTGTTGACTTTAGTTGACGAATCGCAAACAAATAACCGCCCCGTTACAGAACGCATCAAGACCTTTGAGGATGCGAGAAGAGAATTAGGAAGTGAGCATCCGCTTGTAGAGGAATACGATACAATCACCTGCCGCTGTGGTGGGTTGACTCCGGACATCTTGGCTTACATGAAGCTCCGCATCATCTGCACAGCACTTAATGAGGGCTGGAAACCGAAGTTCACAAAGGATGAATGGCGTTACTTTCCTTGGTTCGGCTTATACACCCAAGAAGATATCGAGGATATGGATGAGAACGAAAATTCCCGTATGTTGCATCGCTCGCACTACTATGCAAGTGCGAATGGCGAAGTTGCGTTTACGGTTACGAACAGCGATGCTTCGAACGCGGATGCGGATGTCGGGACGCGTCTGGTATTCAGGTCAAGAGAGCTTGCGATATACGCAGGAAAGCAATTCATAGAATTGTATGCGGATTTAAACTTTTAGGCACCGGGCAGAATGACTGATTACCGTCAATACAGACTTAATTCAGAGGCGGAACTGGATGAGTTCCGCCTTCCCGACCCTTCACGGTTCCTCCGCTTTCAGGCAAAGGTTTTCCTTATGCTCGACCGGCTTGAACCGGGCGATGTACTGAAGGTGTCAGATGCAGCAACACCTTCAAGTATCCCTGTATTCATCAAGGTTGTATGCATGTACATTTTGGCGGAGAGGACATCTTCCAGACCGGAAGACTCTTATATTGAATTCTCAGAAGACTATCAGGTGATCTATCGCCGGCCCGGCATCGTCATACCAAGCCGTAAGCCTCACTTCTACTCCCATAAGGGATAGTCTTCCCTAATTTAAGACTATGTAAAGATACTAATTTTCAATCAAATAACCAACTTTTTCCTATACAATTATGACAAAAAAAAGCAATAAAATTATGGTATGCGTGAGTCCGGATTCCCGTACCCGTGAACGCATGCTTTGCGAGCTGGCAGTCCGCTGCGGTTTCGCTAACATCCTCTCTGACGCCCGTAAGCTCATCCGCTCAAGTGCATTTGATTATGATTTGTCTTCGGCTTTTTTCGTGTTGGCCAACTCCTTCAACTTCCGCGAGAGTCCGTCTACCACCCAGCGTTTGTACGAGCTTTCCGCACACGGCATTGCCATCATGGTAGGTGCCAAGGCTGTACCTCGTGAGTTCGAGTTCCTCTGCGATATCTATTATCCGGAGCATTTTAATATGTAAACATCAGCAGCACATTTATCGAATACATCAGCAGCACATTTCTTTTGATAACCGCTTGCTTTCTTGAAGCCGCCGTCTGAGCCTTTTGCGCTCGGACGGCGGCTTCGGTTTTTCCCCTCTCACCCCTTTTATTAGTAAAAAAACATCCGGTGCAACTGTGCACGAAGAGGGAGGGGGACGGGGAGGGACGTATAATAATATTCTTTTTTTTTATTCTTCCTTAAAGTAAAACCAACCTCTTTATTTTTTAAGAAAAAAATCGTGCAATCGTGCGGAGTGTATTTTTATTCATTTAATCATTTGAAATTCAATTCGTTCTGTGCGCACTCTTTCCGCACTACTGCGCACTATTTGCACGGAATGCGCACTTTTCGCACTGTTGTACCGCTGCACTCCATTTTGTACGGGATTTGTACGAAAATAGTGCGCTTTTTAAGTATTGATAATCAGTTATTTATATCTTTCACGCGCACGAAAAGAACTTTTGCACGATTTTGTGCACACATTTTCCGAAGGGGGTGGTTTTATTTGCAGTATTTTTACTGCATTATGCGAAATAATTCGTATATTTGTTTCCGTAATTAACTGATTGTAAAACCTTTATTAAATATTAACGAAGTATGACTTTAGAACCGAGACCCGTCGTGGCCGACACCAGCGTGAACCCTGTTGGGGTCGAAAAGAAAGTGCAGGAGCAGAGAGAACGCGAGGAAAAAGGGCGTTTTTATCCCGTGCCTGGTAAACCGATTATGATTTTTGTCCGCGAAGGGGCGGACCCGCAAAAGTGTATTGAGCGTTTTTTTGAGAAATACAAGATAAATCATCCCTCCAGATAACCATGAGTAGAACAGAACTATATTACATAATCATAGCAGCCCTGTGGCTGCTATGGTGAGAAAAAACTGATGTATGACACCCCATAAAGCCCAATTATTTAACGAATATATTGATTACCTGTCGCATAGCAACAAAACTTACTCCGCAGTGGGCCGCTATTTGATGCAGGTTCGAGATTTCCTTGAGAGCGGACATCCGGTGACAAGAAAAGGCTACCGTGACTATATCAAGGATATTGCGTGCGACTTGGCCAACAAACCTTACGCCAGAGAGGCAATATGTGACTTCCTGAATCAGATTGGAGTGAAGAATGCTTCTAAGAATTATGAGCGGAGATTAAAACCTCTAGAGAAGCTTAGTGACATATCTGAGAGAAACAAGAGACTTCTGAACGACTTTGTTTACCATCTTACTCAAAATGAAGATTACTCACCGCATACGCTAACCTTATATTCCAATTCGATTAAAAAGTTTTTTCTGTATGCCAACGAGTTCTCAGTTGATAATTGCAAACGCTTTGTTTCCATGTTGGAAACAGAAGGCTTTTCACCGCAGACCATCCGCCTGAGGATTACTGCACTTGAGAAGTTTTCACGGTGGCAGAAAAAGCCCATCGAACTGAAACGCCCGAAATTCAAGCGTAAGTTAAACACCGAGAATGTGCCGACAGAAGCCGAATACAACAGGTTGCTTGAGTTCTTGAGTTCGCGCCCGAATAGAGATTATTATTTCTTTATAAAAATTCTGGCTACTACCGGTGCCAGAGTCAGTGAGTTCTTCCAGTTCCGGTGGGAGGACATCCTCGCCGGAGAGGTAACTCTTCGCGGTAAAGGCAACAAGTACCGCCGGTTCTTCTTCAACAAGGGGCTTCAGGACGAAGTCAAATCCTATGTTAAGGAGACCGGCAAACAGGGTTATGTTGCGGTGGGCCGTTTCGGGAGAATCACCCAGCGCGGACTGTGTCAGAATATGAAGAGCTGGGGTGATCATTGCAGCATAGACAGATGCAAGATGCACCCTCACGCCTTCCGGCATTTTTTTGCCAAGATGTTTCTCAAAAAAAATAAAGATGTCATTCAGCTGGCCGACCTGCTTGGACACGGCAGCGTTGACACGACTAGAATTTATCTCCAGAAAAGCTATGCAGAACAAAAAAGAGACTTTAATCGATGTGTTACGTGGTAGCACGAAACAACTTAAGGATATACATTCACTCGTCTCCGACGTTGATATATATGACGAGAACGGGTTTGTAGATACAGCATTTTTTACGCAGGTGCTGGTGTCGGTCAATGAGTTCATGGATGCGAGTAACCTGCTTGTGCGGGCGCTGACATCTAAGCTCGCTCCGAATACTGTGCCAGCTGATCTCAAGGAGAAGCAAGATACCGGCAGCAAGTGGAGTGTCGAAGAAATCTTGAAACATTGCACCCTTGAGAACGATATACTGAAACTTCCTAAGGTGCAGTTCAATAAAAAGTCATATGCCGAGGCGAAAAAATGGATTGAAGAAGCCGGCGGTTCCTGGCAGGGCGGGAAAGTGCAGGGTTTCGTATTCCCGTTCAATCCGCAACGGGTCTTCAGCATCCTCCATGAGGGCAAGCGCTGCAACCTTCAGCAGGAGTTTCAGTTTTTTGAAACTCCGGATGCCGTTGCCGACTGGCTGGTCATGAACGCTGGAGGCATCACTTCTGGAGCGACTGTGCTTGAACCCAGCGCCGGACGGGGTGCCATCGTTCGCGCTATACTCAGAACCTGCCCCGATGCGGTGGTTGATTGCTATGAGCTGATGCCGGAGAACCGGCAGTTCCTCTCGTCATTGGAGAGAGTCAACCTCCGAGGGCATGACTTTATCAAGGAAGCGGAAGGCACGTGGTCTTACATCTTTGCTAACCCGCCGTTTTCTGGCAATCAGGATATCGATCACGTCATGCACATGTATAACCACCTTGCACCCGGTGGTGTGTTGGCTGCCATCATGAGTCCGCACTGGAAGATTGCAAGCGAAAAAAAATGTGAATCATTCCGCCAGTTCCTTCTGTCCATCGATGCAAAGGTATTGGATATCAACCCCGGCGAATTTAAGTCAAGCGGTACCTCTATTGCTACAACTGCTGTTTTTATAAAAAAATAACTACTATGAACAATCCCACAATCATAATAGACCTTGCACCCCATCTGCAAGATTTTCTGCGCCATGAGTTCCGCCAGTCGGGCGAAGCTCATGGCGCTGCCCTCATGGTCGACGGCAAACACGAGATCGGCAAGATGATCCAGGCGATGATAACGGTGAGCGACAGACCGCGCAAGCAGGAGCTGAAGTACGACCCGTTCGAACTGGCACTTCCGATTCAGGAGTGGAATCATGCCATCTTTACCGAGAACTTCATCTACATTCCAGAATGGAAGCAGGTGCAGCTCCGCATGTTCATCGAGGCGTGCTTCCGCCTTCGGGTAAAAGAATACTTCTTCCGGGGCTACTCCAAGGGCTTCCGGCAAGAGAATATCACCCTTGCTTTCCTCGATCACTACAACATCAAGAACAATGCCGTCAACTATGCCACGATAAAAAAATACGACTACCGCTCACGCCGCAATCTCAACAAGGAGATTGACCGTGAGCTGGCAGAATATTAACAAAATTTTAATCATTAATTCATAAGTCAAACCGCACTTTTTGAGTGCATTACGGCTTAAGGATTAAGTAATACTTTAACCCATGTCACATAAGCATTCTTCTGTATGCGGCATCAGTGTCCTCCCCTTGTCGGGCGCGGTGGTAAGCAACTCCCCCGGCGATGACCGCATTTCCATCCGGGGCAACTGGCAGCAGGTTGCAGCTTCCGAGATTGAGTTCTCCGAAAAAGAGAGCGATTCTTCCCCCTTTTTCGAGATTCAGCTAAAATTCCGTGTCACCGACACCTCCCCCTCTTCCGAAGCCGGACTCCGTGACCTGTCCAGCCGATACCTTCTTCTCCGCCTGCATTACACGGACGGAGAGGTCCGCGTGCTCGGCACAGACCAGTTCCCCGTCGAACTGACACTCTCAAGAGAGGGGCTTCCCGCCTACTTCTCACTGAGCTACAAGGGTTCTCAGCCTGAGCGTGTTAAATTTTTTCAGTCCTTGCCTTAAGCGAGCTTCTCAGCTAACTTTGTCTATGTCATTAGTTTTATTGTTTTATGGTTTTATCACATTTGTATTCCGCCGTCATGCGAGGTAGGTGGTTTATCGACCTTCGCGATGTGGAGAGTTCCCATCGCATTCTGGAGCAGGTCATCTCCGGATCTTCCGAGATGTCCGGCACCGAGCAGCTGTCTGACCGCAAACCCATGACGGTGCAGTTCATTGCAGGCACCGAGATGCGTTCTTCCAGTTCCTTCTCGTCTCAGGATATCCCCGATGAGTCGGTGGCTCTTGTGCCGGTGCATGGCACCATGCTCAAGTATGGCACGTATTGCGCCTATGGCACGACCGAGATTGCGGATATGATTTACGAGGCTGCCAACAACCCCAAGATGGCAGGTGTCGTGCTTGATATTGACTCCGGTGGCGGCAGCGTCGATGCGATTGCTCCGCTTGTGTCTGCTCTTGATTATTGCCGCAAACTCGGCAAGGTGACGATTGCCCACTGCGACCTGTGCGCTTCTGCGGCATATTACACCGCTATCTATTGTGACGAGATAATTGCGAATAACGCCATCTCGTCAGAGTTCGGTTCTATCGGTGTGATGATGTCATTCCCCGACTATGCCAAGTATTATGAGTCAGAGGGTATCAAGATTCACACGATTTACTCCGATTTGTCTAACTATAAAAATGCTCCTTTCGAGGCTGCTAAAAAAGGCGAGTATGAGCTGATCAAGTCCGAAGAGCTGAATCCGCTCGCCAAGGCGTTCCAGGACTGTGTCAAAGAGCGCCGTTCCAAACTCGACCTGTCCGTGCCGGGCATTGTTGCCGGACGCATGTTCTATGCGGGCGATGCGCTCAAGTACGGGCTTATCGACTCGATGGGAGACAAACAGTATGCAATCAACCGGGTTCGTGAGCGCCGCAGGGATGCGGTGGTTTCGGACTATTTAAATTCTAAATCATAGCGTTATGAACAGAAATTTTCCTTTGACCGTGGCTGCCGTGATGGCAACCCTCGGTATTTCGGCGTTTGCAAAAAACGCTGAAGGTCATTCCATTTTGACTGAAGACCAGAAAAAGGCACTCACCGCCAAGTGGGGTGAAGTGTTTGTTACTGCTTTTCTTGCCGACTTGGCTGAGATGGAAGCCGAAGGCACCAGTGCCGAATCGGCAGTTGAATCTACCCGTCCGCAGCAAGAGCTCCAATCCGCTGTCGATGCACAGACCATCGCAGAGATGCAGGCCCAGATTAATCAGCTGCAGCAGGATAACCAGCGCATGGCGCAGTCTCCCGCCAATGCCGAAGGCGAAGAGCTCAGAGGCGAGGCTGAAGGTGTTATCCGCAAGCCCAAGGCTTTCAAGCCCGATATGTCCATGTTGCACAACCGGGCGTATGTGGCAGCAGCCAACGGTGATGCGTGGACCGGCAACACTACCATCGACACCGATCAGCTGAAGACCGAGTTCGGCCGTTACGTATCTAACGACCGCCTGTCTATCTTCCGCCAGCTGGTGGGTACCACCGACTCATTGCAGTATATGAGTACCATCATCACAGACCGATTCGAAGTTCGTGCTTCACAGGCTGCCATCACTTCAGTATTGCAGACCTTCACCCCTCAGTTTACGCCCAAGGGTAAAACCAAATTTACTCCGCTCACCATCAAGCAGTATCCGATGAAAATCAACGTCGAGATCTATCCGTCTGACCTGATTGACGATGTGATCGGTTACCTGTACGACGAGAAACTTGAGCCGAAGGATATGCCGATTGTGCGTTACATCGTCATGCAGCTGGTTAAGCCCAAACTGGACGAAGAGCGCGAATTGGCGTTTGCTAAAGGTAAATACAAGGAACCGACTAGCGGCGACAACGGTTACCAGCCGAACGAGGCTACCGAAGTCTGCGACGGTTATGTGACTCAGCTGTGTGAGCTCAAGAAGGCGAGCGATACGGATGTTACCTGGTTGCTTGACGGAACTGCCAAGCTGGGTACCGGTGAAGAGCTGCTCAAGCAGATCGAGACGGCCGTTGACAGCGTCAAGCCGTTGTATAAGAATATCAAGATGACCATCCATGCTGACCCGGACTTGGTTCTGCAGTATTCTCGCGCCTACCGTGAGAAATACCCGATGACCAAAAATCAGGATGGCGAGCAGGTTAAGGTTGACTTCACCAAGTTCACTTTTGCTCCGCTGACCGGTATGCAGGGTACAGGTGCGTTCTTTATCACGCCGAAAGAGAACTTCAAGCACATCATGAGCCGTGATCCGCGCAGCATGTCATTGCGTATGACTACCGATGACTACCGCGCCAAGATTCTCGGTGAGTGGCGTGAGGGTGTCGGCTTCTGGATTAAGGAGGCTATCTTCGCTTACCTGCCTACAGCGCTTGTAACCGAACTGGCTCCTACATCCTTGATGTCGGAAAAAGCTTCTGACGAAGAACCGGGTGCAGGCATCTGACCGGAGGGGCGCAAGCCCCTCTCTACAACTTAAAAACTCAAAACTTAAAAACTCAAAAACTTAAATAATATGGCTGGATATACTTTTGTTTCAGTGCCTAAAAAATCGGACGCAGCAGGTCGTCCGACGGGCAAGAAGAATATCATCATCCTGTTTAAATGGCCCGATGTCAAGACCTTTACCAAGGACGAAAAGGGCGTTCTGGTGACTGCTTTCGAGTTTCAGGAAGGGCAGAAGCCGATTGGCGTCTATGCGACTTCCAGCACCATCCATGCGTATGACTCGCTCGAAGGGGATGCCGATGCCAAGGGCTACATCCATAAGGTAGACTGGGAGACTCCGGGTGATTCGCTCGAACTTGCCGAAATGCGCAACCACATTGCCAACGCCGAACTGGGTGCGATCGTGATTGACTGTTCTGAGAAAAATGCCAAGATAGCCGGTACACCCTGTACTCCGCTGCTCGTGGCAAAAGATGATTCACAGGATAATTCAGAGGCGAAGAAGAACAGCATCAACCTCGCTTCCATCCTCCGCAGCGGTCCGATTGGCCGAATCCCGCTGAATCTGATTCCTTCAACAGACTCTGAGGAAATTAACAAGTATCTCGGTTTGCCTCATTCCCCGGCTTCATCGGCTAGTATGGGCGTTTAACTGTGCGGTTATGGCAAAAGAAAAATCAGATAAAGCCCCGGTTCGTCCGGGGCAGATTTCCGTTGTCATCCCCTATAGCCATGACAGGGCTCAGGGTGATGAGCTGAAGTATGCGCTTCGTTCCTGGCAGCTGAATTATGTCGGTAAAATCAACGTCGTCATTATCGGTGACAGAGAGGCTTGGTTCTCCAAGGAAATTACGCATATCCCGTTCGAGAGTGTTTCAGACAATCCCCAACTCAACCAGCTGGAGATGCTGCGGATTGCTGTCGCATCTGCCGAGGTATCTGACCGGTTCATCTGGTCCAATGATGATATCTACCTTTGGCAGCCGGTGACGCTCGCCCATCTGCAGATCCCCAAGCATACGGGACCCTTCAATCCCGGTCTGTACGGTGTGATGTACCGCGAGGCGGTTATCCGCACCCGTGACCTGCTCCGTGCGTGCGGAGTCGATGAACCTTTATGCTTCGGCACCCATACCCCTTATGTGTTCGACAAGGCTAAGGTTGTTGAGATGTTCGAACGCTTCCCGCAGTTGGCCGAAGAAGCTTATCTGTTCGAGAGCGTCTACTTTAATTTTTCGGAGTGTCACCCGATTCTGGTGGACTGGCGCCGTGACAGCTGGTGCGCAAGCATCGTCTCTCCCGACCCGTCGCCGGAGCGGTTCGATGCCTTCACCCGTGACAAGTGTATAATCAATAATGCGGAGACGGGATACTCGCCCTTCTTTGTTTCCAGATTAGCAGAGCGATATCCGTTACCTTCGCGCTTCGAGGCGTGTGATGATTGACAGAGTTCGTTCGTGGTTAGATTCCGATAGATGTCCGCAAGAGGGTGTCCGGCTGATGCAAGAGGCCGGTGCATCCTCTTTGACTTTGCGCCTGATCCGTGCTAATCCCAAGGGGAGCGTCCGGCTGATGGCGCACTGGTTGTGCCGGTTCTTCAGTCTGCCGTACAGGCCGGAGCCGACCCGCCCCAAGTCGTTCCGCCAGGAGTTCCCCTTTCTCGGAGAGGCTTCATGCCCCACCGAACTGCAGGCACTCGCTTCCATCAAGATGACCCGCTACCATGCTTATGTCAATTTGCACAGCATACTGACCGACTGCCGGAGCCTGAAAGAGTGTGCTGCAGTTTCCCGTGAGCTCATCATCTCGTATCTGGAGAACCGCGCCATCTGGGAGGAGCTGAACTATTATAAGGAGCATCGTTCCTTACTGGGCAATCATCCCGTCTTTGCGGCTTTCCGTCGTCGCAAGGAGTTGCTCTCCTGTTCGCTGCGTGAGTTGCTTCAGCGACAGCGGCGGTTGCGGGCGAACATCTGGAGGGTGAAGGATGAGCTGAAGAAGGGCGACAAGCCCCACTTGGAGATTGAACGCCGTACCCGTCTCAAGATCCTTGAGGCAGAACTGGCAGAAGTAAATCGCTTGCTTGATGAAGAATAGATATTTTGACTTGCAGGATCTGCTGGTAGAGGTTCGCCACTCCCGGTTTTATTCGGAGCGGTTTGCCCATGCACAGGTGTTCAAGTTGAACAACCTGCGTGAGCTTTGCGGCAGGCTCCCTGATGACAACGAAGCTTTCTTCATCGAGACCCGCAAGAGTTTTACGGCATTTACTTTTATCGTATATCTCATCCGCCATGCCGGTTATGTGCGTCACCTCTATATAGCCACCTATTCCACCAATGCCCGTGTGATCAATGCGCTGCTCCGGTGGAAGGAGAAGGGGCTGATAGGCACCATTCATCTCCACGTGTCCGAAACCCTGAAGTTCCGTATGCCCGACATCTTCCAGCGGCTGCGTGAGCTCAGTGATGCCGGGGTGATAACGCTGACCTTTGCGTGGACGCACAAAAAAATTACCTGTCTCGATACCGAGCAGGGCTTCTTCGTAGTCGAAGGCTCCGGCAACTATGGAGAGAATGCACTTGAAGAACAGTATGTATTTCTAAAATCCAAGAAAATCTATGAATTCAGAGCAGGAATTGACCATGTGGGATGAATCCCGTGCACCCGGGTGGTTTGCACGGATTTCGCTTGAGGAGTACCAGAAACTTGCTTCTCTGGGATATTCTCCCGAGCAGCTGGCTATGTATTACGATGTCAGGCTTGATGAGTTCCTCTTCTACTTCAGCCTGCTGCATTCTCCCCTCAAGTATTATTATGACCGGGGGCAACTGGTGCAACAGGCTAAAGAGGCTATCGTGATGACCGATGCCGCAGCTACCGGCGAAAACGTGACTCAGGCACAGCGGTTGGATAAGATGCGCCGTGCCGTCGAGTTCAAGAATCATGTGAACAATGTTTTTTTTGACGATTTAGATGTTTGATAAGAGCTACTTTCAAGAATTGCAGGACTACATCGAGGCGGGCTGCAACTATCAGCTGACCCCCGATGAACAGGCGTACTACAATGCGCTCTATGCCGTTGTCGGCATACACCGCAAGTACGGCAAGGATCGTGCCATCTCCCTGCTGATGCGTGAGCCCTTCAACTGCACACGCCAGCGGGCTCGCACCATGTATAATGAGGCTATCAACCTCTTCTTCTGTGACGATACGGTTGAGCCGCAGGCACACCGCAACATGATTTTCGATAATCTGATGAAGGCTGCTCAGGCGGTTCTGCTGTCTGCCACCACATCCAAGGACTTGGAGGTGTACGGCAACCTGCAGATGCAGGCATGGAAGGTGAAGCGCCTCGATCAGGAAGACCCCGTCAAACGTGAGAAAGTCAAGAATAAGGATATTAAAGTTTATACCCTCGATGCCGACAAGATTGGTATTCCTGCCATTGACCGTACCTTGCTCGCTGCCCAGATTGATTCGATTCCGAACATCAATGAGCGTGACCGGGTGCGTCTGAAGCAGGATGCCGGTGCTGTTGACTTCGACTTTGAAGAGATGCTCGATGACACGCAAGAAAAAACTGAAAGTTACCGATGATGTCGATTTGCGCTATGCCAACCGTGTAGCGCAGATCATGGCGATTATGATGCCTTGGTCGCTGTACTGGATTGCCGGCCGTGCTTCTGCCAAGACCGTACAGGTGTTGGCTGAGCGTACGCAGCAGGTGGCTACGGATTGTCCGGGTGCGCCCTTTGCCTGGGTGGCTGACACCTATTCCGACCTGCATAAAAACGTGATTCCCTCCCTCATTGACGGTCTCCAGATTTTGGGGTGGGATTACGGCACGCACTATGTTATTAACGAGGCTCCCCCGGAGGAGTGGCGCCTGCGCATGTACAATGCCTGTAACGACTGGCGCAATACCATGGTGTTCTACACAGGTTTCAACTTCACCTTCATCTCGCTCGACCGCCTGGCGATTGGTGCCGGACGCTCCTATGTGGGTGTGTTCGGTGACGAGGTCAAGTATTTCCCCGAAGAGAAATTTACCAACTTGCTGAAGGCTGTCCGCGGTTTCTATGTCAAATACGGGCAGTCGGTCTGGTACCGCTCGCGTACCCTCACAACCGACATGCCCAACCCCAATCATCTGGGCGAGTATGACTGGATTCTCAAACTGTCCAAGCAGAATGACAAGGCTAAGATCATGCTGATGCTTCGTTGCGGACTGGTGTATAATGATTGCAAAAAAACCTATGTATCCCGGCTGCAGGAGTACCGTGAACTGGTCCAGCAGGTCCGCACCGACCCTTCCATCCAGTCGCGTGTCGACAAGTCGCTCCGTTCTCTCCAGCTGGCTGAGCGCAACATGAAGCGGTGGGAAGAACGCTGGGTCAAGACCCGCCGCCGTGTGTCCTTCTTCTTTATCTCATCTTCCTATGTCAATGCTGATATCTTGGGGCTCGACTGGTTCAGTGATGAAGTGGCTGAAGGCCTCGAAGGTCTGTCGTGCAACGTGCTTTCCATCATCCCCAAGATAGAGGCGAATCTGCTGTTCTACCCTAACCTGACCATCCGTAACTTCTACGCCAACGGCTTCCTCAATGAGGTGATCGAGCAGCACTCCATCGGGTGGCAGGAGGATTGTTCCGCTCTCCGCTATCTCAACAGTTCCGTCCCGTTGGAGGCTGGCATGGACTCCGGCAATATGCTGTCCATTGTCTTCGGTCAGCGTTCCGGTCGTGAGTATCGTGTGCTCAAGGAGTTCTACACGCTTCCGCCTGACACGCCGCGCGAACTGGCTAACCAGATTCTCCGGTTCTTTGCCCCCATGCGCAGCCGTACCATTAAGTTGTATTATGACCGCTCTATGAATAACTACCACAAGGTCAAGGCAGATATGGCTTCACAGATTAAGAACTGCATCGAGCGTGACGAGTCCGGCAAACAGACGGGGTGGCATGTGCAGCTCATGTCCCTTGGTCAGGGAAATATCAGCTCCAACATGGAGTACCGCTTCATGCAGGACTTGCTGGCTGGCAACCTTGCCGGCAGACTCTTCTCCTTGCTGATAGACCAGTACAACTGCGCCAACCTCAAGTCTGAGATGGAGGTGACCAAGACCAAGACCGTGACCGATTCGTCCGGCTCGTCCATGGTGGTAAAAGAGAAGTCGGGTGATAAGCTTCCACGCGAGCGTCTGGCTCGTGAATCTACCAACCTGACTGATGCGCTCAAGTATCTGATGATGCGCCGTGAGTTTATCAAGGCGTGGCAATCCAAGGGCAGCGGCTTTGCATAGCTTGTGCCTCTGTGGTGGGATTGGCTCTGTCCGTTTGGGCAGGGCTTTTTTTGTGCCGTTGCGTCTGTGGTGGGAGCGTCACATTTCCCGAGCCGAAAAGAAGTTGCAATCGCAACCGACGGGCGGCGCGCGTCGGGCTTAACTCCGAGAGAAAACTGCCGTTTTCTCCTTCGTTAGGGCTATTTCTCTGCTTTACAACATCTTTCATTTTTTTAACCTTGAATCTGTGTTTGAAACCCGTCCCGATTTTCCTTGAAAGCGCCCTTCTGAGATGGGTGCGGGTGCCCGAAAATTCCGCTCCGCCACCTTCCAGCAAGCAGAAAGGGGGATTCGGAGCGGAATTTTCGGGCAGAAAGCGGTCGGAATACACTCGGTAGTATTCCGGGGGTCGGTTTGTCTGGTTTTCTGGTTCTGCTCTTCGCCTTTGGTCTGGCATTATTGCCAGTGTGCACTTTCCTGTCCAATGTTCTCCTTTAAACACCGCGAAGGTAATTGTTTCCGTCCCTCTGCCAAGGTCAGGCGCTGTTCGCCCAAAAATCTCCACCCCTTGGGTTGTATTTCCGTTCTCAACCTTGGCTTTGTGAGGTCCGCGAAACACCTTCTGATGCGGCATAAAGGTGAACGACAGTGGCGAAAGTACACGGAATAAAAAAAAGCTCAGAGCAGGAAAACCAGTTAAAAGGCTTCACTCCTTTAGCTCAGTGCCAGAATGAAAATAACTTTAAGACGCACAGCCATGAAAAAAACTTTTACCCCCGAAATGATGAATCAGTGCAAGAAATTCATGTACTCATTCTTCGATTATTTGCCCGTGAAATATGCAGCAGATAACAATGCTTGGAAAGTCAGACGATTTATTTGGGCTTTCAAGGATGGTCAGTTTTCCAAGTATGCGGCTTCTTTGGTTGCCAAAAAATTGCTTGAGCAATTTGGAGCGGATTGCGAAAACATGGTTTTCGTGTGCGTGCCGGCATCGAGCCATGACAAGAACGAAGCCCGTTATCACGAATTTTCGGAAGAGGTTTCACGGCTGTGCGGCATCGGGAACGCTTTTACCCATGTAAGCGTAGAAGGTGAACGGCTTGCCGTTCATGAATGCAAGGGCGCAAAACATGTGAATAGCGTGCAGGTTGTGAACTTTGACAAGGATTTTTTTGCAGGTAAGAAAGTGCTTGTTTTCGATGATGTTATAACAAGAGGTTATTCTTATTCCCGTTTCGCCTGTGCGCTTGAATCCTTGGGCGCTTCCGTCATCGGAGGGGTTTTCTTGGCTAAAACTCTTTTTATCTGAAACTCATAACTTTAAACTCATAACTTTAAACTCATGAAAGATTTATTTGAATTGTGCGGCGAGTGCCGTCACCTGTCAGACGCAGAAGTAATTTATCAGTTGACAAACAACAAGGAAACGACAAAGAACGTTTCTCAGTCCTTACAGCAGGGTGACAACGTGACAATAGAAGATGTGTGCAATCAGCTGACGCCAGCACGCAAGGCGATGGCTTTGGCGGTCATTGAATTGTATAAGCGTCTAAGCGAGCGCAAGACCGAACGCAAGCAGATGACGGGGAGCAAGGAGGTTTTCGAAGCGATGAAACCCATCCTTTCGGACTTGCATGTAGAAGAATCTTGGATTATTTTGTTGGACGCTGCCGCCCATTCGATTTGCAAGCAGCGTATTTCTGTGGGCGGTCTGTCTGCCACGCAGGTAGATTGCAGGGTGATTCTTGCGCTTGCGTTGAAATATCATGCGGTCTCTATGATATTAGTACATAATCACCCGTCGGGGAGCAGCCGACCGAGCCAAGACGACAGACGGCTTACTAAGGCTTTATACCAAGCAGGACAGATAATGAATATTAAGCTATTAGACCACATTATTTTTGCGGGTGATGCCTACTTTAGTTTTGCCGATGAGGGTCAGTTATAGAGCCTTACAGGGCTTCTGAATAGGTCTTTTCGAGTGGTGGGTGAATAAAATCGCCCGCCGCCCGAATTTTCCCTTACAAGTGCGGGAAAATCCGGGCGGCGGGGACAGCGGTATCTTTTTTTCTTACGCCTTCATCGGCGATTGGTCTGACGTAAGATTAACTTACGGGGTGAATAGGTTATGAGTTTTTTTACTACCTTTGTCAGGTAGAAGTTTCGCTTCTTTTCATGCAACTGCGAAGTGGATACCCGTAGGGTTTTGCCTTACGGGTTTTTCTTTTTTTACGAAGTTATTTGTTCGTGGAAAGTTTTGTTAACTTTGCCGGAGTATAACTATAAACACATCGTTATGGAACTGAAAGATTTTATCAAGACTACGATTTCGCAGATTGCTGATGCTGTTGAAGAACTGAATGACGAATATAAAGATAAAGGGATGATAGTTAATCCGCGTACATTTTACCCCATAGAACAACTTTCTCAAGTTAGGTCTGGCAACTTGTATAGCACAATCATCAATGTTGATTTTGACTTGGATTTGGTTGTGGAAAATTCCAATAACAAAGGAGGCAACATTGGAGTGTTTGCCGGTGCTCTTAAAATGGGAGGTTCATTAGGTAATAATGAAAGTTCGAAATCAGCCAATAGGCTTAAATTTTCTGTGCCAATCATGCTTCATACTCCAAGGCCTCCCAAAGACAACGCCTATCTCTCTTCACCGATTATGAACCGATAGACAGCTTCAGATTCGTAATACAGCGGTGTTTTAGAATCTTTGCGCATGGATGCATACTTTACACACCGTTCTCTTAATTTGCGGTCTCTATACCTTTTGTATAATTCAATAAGCTTCTTCATAAGGCGCTCGTTTTTACACAAAAATAATGCTTTCCATCCGCTTAGGCAAAATGAATTTACTTTGTCTAAATTCTTTTTTTTAATCCTTCACGAACATTTTTGTTCGTTCTCTTTTCTCGGGATATAAATTTATATCCTTTTTTCTTGCAGGATATAAATTTATATCCTATCTTTGTAGTATAACCAATAACAGACAACATATGCCAACAGTTTTAGATTTATTCGGATTGAAATTTCTGATTTTTACAGCAGACCACCAACCGCCTCATTGCCATGTAAAAAGCGTCAACGGGTCTGCAAAGTTTGAAATCAAGGATGAAGTCAGATTAATAGAGAGTACTTTAAGACCTAAAGAATTGAAATTGGCAGAATATGTACTCGAAGAAAATCTGGAAAACATTCAAGAAGCATGGAAGAAATACCACGGGGAGTTTTAAACTCCCTATGGTTCAAAATAAAAGAAAGGAGATTGATATGAAAGTGATTAAATTATGGTTTGAAGACGGTAGAATCTATGTCATCAACGACAAGGGGGAGACTTTATACCAATCCTTGAAGTTCTACCCCCGGCTGCTGCTGGCATCCGAAGAGCAACGCTCCAAATACGAGCTTTGGGACTATGGTATCCGCTGGGATGAGATAGATGAAGACATGAGCTACGAAAGCTTCTACTACGACGACACCAAACAGCCGGCTCCGGGCATTCAGGAAGCCTTCCTCTCTAATCCGGAACTGAACATTTCGGCTGTGGCTCGGAAAATGGGTATTCAGCAAAGCTTGTTGGCCAGTTATATAAAAGGCACCAAGATACCTTCTCCGGAAAGGAAACAGCAGATTCTTGATACCATTCATGAAATAGGAAGGTCTCTGCAGGCGGTGTCTTTCTGAGACTTCTTTCCTCTCTTATTACAGTAAAAAGTTGTCTCTTGCCGGATTGGAACGTATCACCGGAGTAGCTCAAGGGCAGTTAAGCCATTATCTGACGGGCAGACGCAATCCGAGCAAAAAGACGGTAGAAAAGATTCAACACTCAATTCATGAGTTTGCCAACGAATTAAGTCAGGTCAAGTTCGTTTGATTGACATCTTGTACTTCTGACTTGGCTTCGGCGGAGCTTCTCTGGGAGTTCCGCCTTTTTACATGACAACGCTTAGGCATCCCGATTCCGGACGCTTAAGCGTTTTTTTTTTGTGTGTGCGAAGCTGTTTGTTCGTGGAATGTTTTGCTAACTTTGCCGGAGTATAACTAAAACACATTTGACATGAAAAAATTATTTACGCTTATGATGCTGGCGTCATGCACATTAGTTAGTGCTCAAAAAACTTGCAAGGTCTTCTGCGAATTACTTGGCCATGAAAAGTTGCTAAGCAACAAAGTTACTGTTACGGTTGATTTCGGTCAGGAAACCAGCTTTTGGCGTGGAGCCTCTGACCAATACCTGGTTGACGATAAAGGCAAGGCCATTAAATTCAACTCTATGGTAGACGCGATGAATTACATGGGCAGACGGGGTTGGGTGTTTGAGCAGGCGTATGTGGTTACTATCTCCAACCAGAATGTATATCACTGGCTGCTTAGCAAAGAGATTGCCGCAGATGGCACTGTATCCGAAGATTTTGATACAAAACATGAATTTAAAAAACAACAGGAGGCTGAGAGCGAGCAGAAGGATGAGATTGAACAAGAGGTTAAAGTGAAGAAGAGCAAGAAAAAGCGTTCTCGTGAAATCAGAGACGATGTTTATTTTTAATCTAATAATCTTGAGAGCAAAGCTTATTGGTTTTGCCGGATAACTTTTAAAGCATTTAATATGACGAAATTTCTTTGTATAGGCATAAGCCTATTCTTTTTGTTTTCCTGCAACGAGAAGAACCATTATGAATACTGGGAAGTTGACCCTAATGTCTATTTCCCAAAAGTTCCTTCAAACCGCCAGAACTATACCACTTTTGAGTTTACTGAAGATACTGCAGCTGTTATAAAATCTTATACCATCTTTTTAAACTCTCTTGCTGACGCTTATTCTAACGCTTTCTATGAGAAAGATATTTCTTTACCCTATATCGTTGATGAATGGAAGTTTTCCGTCGTTAAAAATGGAAGTGAGGATATTACAGAAATCCCTTTTGTTTCGAGGGATGAAGTTTTTGCGCACTTGTATGATTCTATACTCTATCCCAAACTTTTGCGTTATACTGAATTTAAGGTAGAAGCATTAGAAAAAAAGAGACAAGAGATGATTCGATCTTTGGCTATAACCTCTTATTATCTTTCTAAGCCTAATTCTGCAGGAGGCGTTAGTGCTTATTTTTACTATAAAAACCTATCCGACAAGACGATTAAGTACTTGTGTTGGAAAGGGATTGCTATTAATGCTGTTGGAGATTCTGTTGACTGTGAAGCGAGAGGCTATTATTCATTTAATGGGAAAGATACGGGTCCTGTCAAAAAAGGTCAGACAAGTGGCGGCGTTTGGGACTGTGCTTGGTACAATTACTCAGCTCGTAAGTTGAAAATCACAGAAATTTCTATCGAATACATGGATGGCACATCCATAGTCCTTACTGGAGATATATTAGAATCCGTAGATAAAACTAAAAGAAATTAGTTTGTATTTCAAATAATATTTGTATATTTGCAATGTCTTCCATTTGAAACAGGCGAGGATGGCTCGCCAATAATTTTGCTGCGAGCATTTTTTATGCTCATAGCTTTGCTATAAATTTATAGGTTCCGACCCCCGTGTGGAGCGTTAATGCGCCCACTGCCTGTTTCAGGTGGAAGACGACGGGAAAGCGGAACCTTTCTTGTTTCCTTTCCCGTAATTTTTAGTTTTATTTTAGTTTCATTTATTGTTTCATTAAAACGTCTTCCAAAATGAAAAATCAAATCGCTTTGCCTGTTTCGCAGGCTCGTCAAAACCGCTTTTCTTTGTGGTTGTCTCGTGAGAACAAACAGTTGTCTTCAGACCTTGAGATGTCAGTTACCAACCGGCAGATGTTGCTCATGGCACATAGTGTTGTGTCGTTTTCCGTGCTGACCTGCTCGGTTTTCTTGTCGGTGTGGTCAGCCTTGTTCTGCCTCGTGTGGTTCGCCTGGTCCTTACTCCTTTGCAAGAAAGGAGGTATCAGATGAAGACCCTCGACCTTACTGATGATGAAGCTCGCATCATCCAAGACTGGCGCATTGATGGCGCTGAGATTGCTTGTGCTGACCTCGATGATGTGATTGAACTGCTGCTTGACAGCAATACCATTCTTCCGTGTGATGCTGAGATGCTTCTTCAGATGCTGCAGCGGCTTCATGTCCTGCGCAAGGAGTTGCGGGTGTTCGCCGGATATGAAAAAGAGGAAGGAGGCGACGAATGAAGATTCATTATTCCCTGCCTGAAGGGACTACGCTCTTGTACACGCTGGCTATTGCACAAGAAGTCTACACCGAGATGGGGCTGACTCCCTTCTATATCGAGACAGATTCAGGTGAACAGGTTGAGTTCTCTGCCACCGATTTCCGATTGCTCGAAAAAGGTGAGATTACCGATGATTATTATATAACCAAACATCGTATAATTCAATAATTTATCGTATATTTGTGAAGTAATTTTATGTTATTAGTGTTGGTCATAATTTATTAATGTTGGGTTATTCTCAGAGGTGGGCTTCTTCGGAAGCTCGCCTTTTTTTGTACCTCTCCGTGTCCTTTTATCTGCTCTCCTTATCAGCTATTTTTGTATAAAATCGATAGCGCATGGCTGATAACAATTACAGTGACGACATCAAGTGGGCTTTCATCGAGTCCGAACTTGCCAAGCATGGCAGATGGCTGGAGGATGAGCTGCGTGCAGCCCTCCGCCAACGGCGCATGAACCGTTCCGGCGACCTTTCATCGTCGATTGATTCCGATACCTTTCTCCGCGGCGATGCTCCCGTATTGGGGCTGAACCTCCTCGATTACGGCCGTTTTGTTGATATCCGGAGCTACCGGGTTAATCTTCGCACGGTCCGGGCGGCGAACAAGCAGATGAACCGTGAACTGTGGGGCATTCGTGAGAACCGCAGCGGCATGAAGAAACGCACAAGGTGGTATGCCCGCAACATGTACGGCGGTCTGAATACCCTGATCAGCCGGATCATGTACGGATTGACCGATGCCGAAGCCGAACGCTTAAAGACTATTTTGCAGAACAAAAATTCATAAGATAACATCATGAAAGATTTTAATGTAGCCAATACCAACTTCGTCAATACCTCAGTGGGTACTTTTGCGATCCAGATGGGTAACTTCGGAGATTACATTACTGACTTCTTCGGCTCTCAGTCCCGCAACTGGGAAGCCGGACCGATAAACGTGGCTGGAGTCAGGGTCGTTCCATGGGGTGCTGACAATAACCTCCCTACTTTTATCCGCGATTTGCTGGAGAAAAACAACCTCGGTCCGGGTGTGCTCGACCGCAAGACGGGTCTGCTTTACGGGCAGGGTCCCCGACTCTATCGCCCCGTTATCCGCAACGGAGAGCTGCTGCAGGAGTGGGTCGAGGATAAGGAGATTCAGGAGTGGCTGGATTCATGGGATTACCGTCAGTTTATCCGCTCTGCCTTCGTGGAGTACAATCACTTCAAGGGTGTATTCGTCAAGGTGGTTTCCGGTCGTGCCGTGCGCATCGGCAAACCGTGGATCAGCCGGCTGGAGTGTCTGCCCAGCTGCGACTGCCGCATGGTGTGGCCCGCCTCTGACCGCTTGAATCTGTCAGAGGTTACTCACTTCCTGGTGGGTGACTTCAATAACATGACAACTCCGGTGTATCACCGATTCCCGGTTTTCGACGCATCGAAACCGAATGCACATGAGGCAGCTGTGGCTTACCACAACCTGCGCTCAGCGGGTCGTAACATGTACTCCGTTCCGTCCTTCTTCGGGTCGATTCCTTGGATGCAAAACGCGAACTCTTTGCCCGAGATTATCTCCTGCCTCAATAACAACATGATTGCAGCGTCTTATCTGGTCAAGGTGCCTGACGAGTACTGGTCTCGCAAGGAAGAATCCCTGCGCAATCAGAACCCCTCACTTTCTGAAACCAAGTTATACCGCCTGATGGAGCAGCACAAGGATGAGCTGGCACGTCAGATTGCCGATGTGATGGCAGGCAAGAACAATGCCGGCAAGTTCTTCATGTCTACTTCGCTGACCATCCCGGGCACTGACAAGGCGCACGCATGGGAGATTGAGCCGATTGAGATGAATATTGACAAGTACATCGATGCGCTGACCAAGATCAGCCGTATCGCTGACTCGTCCACTACCTCGGGCTTCGGACTAAACCCCGCACTGGCGAATATCATCATCGACGGCAAGGGTGACAGCGGTTCGCAGATGCTCTATGCACTCAAGCTATTTTATGGCGCGGACTGCCAGATTGCCGAAGATGTATGTCTGCAGGCGGTCAATGATGCCATCCGCATCAATTTCCCCGGCAAAAAGGGCATCTATCTCGGCATGTACCGCAAAGTGATCAATAAGGAAGATAATGTTACGGCATCCCAGCGTGCTACCAATCAAGTATAATATGGCAAAAAAATACTATAACCATCATCTGGTGGAGTTCCCGACTGAATTTGAGGAGCTCAGACCCGAGGAGTGGCAATACCTGCTCCTCCTCCGCTTCCGTCTGTCTCATCTCAAGGGGGTTACCCTTGAGGATGTCAACCGTGAGTTTGCCCGTTTCGTTCTGTGGAACCGGGGTATCCGGGGGCGCGACTCTCTCCGTTATCTGGTACTTATTGAGCAGATGGCGGATACGCTCGGTTGGGCGTGGTCGGTCAATGCAGAGACGCATGAGGTATCGCTTAACTTCACCAGCACGGTCAACCTGCTGCCCGAGATTGACGGGCTTGCCGGTCCGGCTTCCCATGGTGCTGACCTTACTTTTGGAGAGTTCCGCACCTGCACTGTCCTGATGAATGCCTATACACAGACGCATGATGAGACGCATCTGCGGGCGTTGGCTGGTGCACTCTACCGCCCGGTCAATGGCGGCAGACGTGAGAAGTTCGATGCAGAGCAGATGCGGCACTACGCCGAGCACATGCAAGATATTCCGGCTTACCTGTTGTGGGGAGTGTATGCGTGGTTCGCTTCCTTCTGTGCCTACCTCCAGACGGGAGTTTTCATCATCGATGATACAGAGGTGAGTTTTGAGCCGCTGTTTCGGAGGGGCAACAAGTCAGACGACTCTCCCTCCTTGGGGTTGAACTCCATCCTCTACTCTGTGGCGGAGTCGCAGGTGTTCGGCACAGCTGCTGAGGTCGAAGAAACACAGCTGATGCGTGTGTTCCTCAAGTTGCTTGACGACAAGTACAAGGCGGATGCTCTGCTGTCGTCAGTTAAGACCAGATAATCATTTTGCCAAGGTCGGTAAAATGGTAGTTTTTAACCATAAAATTAAAAGTATGATATTCAACCTATACGATTCCGGGACTGTTGAAATGAGATTTCTTACCGGGAATTATTTTGCGAACAATGACTTCTCCGTCATCCGTGCCGACATCGACCAGGCGACTGATGATTTGTGTGCCGTTATCGGCAAGGCGGTCTACCTGCGTGCCGAGAAGGCTTATCTTGAGACCTCTACTTCCGAGCCGGATGCTACCCTCGTTGAACTGGTGCAGCGTCCCATCGCCATCCTGGCAAGCCTCCGTTTCTTCCGAAAAAATGACATCTCGCATGAGGATAGCGGACGCAAGGTAAAGTTGGCTTCTGACGGCACGGATAAAATCCCGTGGGAGTGGCAGCTGGACCGTGATGATGCCATCATGTTGGAGCAGTATTATGCGGCAGTCGAGCGGCTCATCCGTTATCTCAACGAGCATCAGATAACCGAGTGGACCGAGGGAGATGCCTGCAAGTCCTTCCGTTCTTTGCTCATCCGCAGCGGACGGGAGTTTGATAAGTATTTCCCCATTGAGCAGTCCGAACGCCTGTTCATTCTGCTCAGCGGATTCATCCGCGAAGCCCAGCTTCGTTTTGTGCAGCCTGCCTTCGGAGAAGGTTGGGATGAGCTGCTGAATGACCGTTCACAGCCCGAATCCGACCTGCATTTTATGGCGTGCAAGTCGCTTGCCTTGTTCGCCATGGCGACCGCCATCGGGCGGATGCCCCTCAGTCTCATCCCCTCGGGAGTGATACGCACCTATATGGCCGATAACGGAGCTAACAGGACGCAGCCCGCCAGCATCGATGATATTGCCCGGGTACGTCAGTGGCTTGAGCAGGATGCAGCAGACTGGCTCGGTCGCATGAAAGAGCAGCGTGACGGAGGTTCTGACCCGGTTGACCCTTTCCCGCATAATGATAAAAACAATAAATTCTTCCGCTTATGATTGTATTGCAGAGACCTTCAGCCGTGGAATTTGCGGCGCAAATGACAGACTATATCATTGATACGGATGTGACCATATCCTTCTCGGTTCAGTTCAAGGGGCAGACGATCCTGTCCGAAGAATACGTTCCGGATGCGAACAATCAGGTGCGCATCCGCAAGCTCGGCAAGTTTTGCAGTCTTGCTCTTGCCGGCACATGGCCGACCGGTAATGTGACGCAGCAGACGCTTGTTGCCGGTACTTTTACTTTCCTGTTCAACAAGGTCAAAGATACCGATACGCTGGTGTTCTATTCCCGGTATGTGAGCCGCAAGACGGCTTCCGATGCAGGCTTCCTTTCGTGCATCAGCGAAAAAGTAACCCGTGGCGGTGCAGAATGGGTATCTGCTTACCTCACGGCAGGGCAGTCCATCGAGGCACGCTATATGACACCTGAGGGGGTTGTCAAGACGGAGAAGCTCTGCACGCAGGCAGCTGGTTCTAATGTAGTGACGGTTGATGTGTCGTTGTCACGTATCAAGTCGCTGTTCAAGGTAGATCAGCTGAACCGCTATGAGATTGTGTCCGGCAAGCATGTTATGACCTTCTATGTCGATGAGACCCTTTATCTCGATACGTTTACCTTCCGTTTCCGTAATTGCTTTGACTGTCCGGAGACGGTTACGGCTGTGGGTCCCGTCACTCTCAAGGGAGGCGACACCTCTGAGACGGGCTACCTCTACGGGGTGAAGCGCAAGTTTCACCTCCAGCCGGGCGATGAGTACACCGCCAACTCGGGTCAGATATTCCTGCAGTCCGACTACCGGCTGTGGCACGACTTTGTCAATGCCCTCGATGTCGAGATTCAGGTTGACGGGGCTTGGTACCCGATTGTGATCAGTAAACAAAAGTTCGAACGCTCGTTCCGGCGCAACGTGCTCAAGGCGGTTGAGTTCTCCTTCGCAATGGCTGACCCCGAGCAAAATTCTGTACTGTTATGATTAATATTTCCCGTTTTCGTGAATACCTGATTGAGCGCGTTGCTGAAGTCAACGCCCTCTCTGAGCATCGGATTGCTCACCTCTTCCTCGGAGTCAGAGAAGAGCATTTGGTCAAGAAACTCCGCGACAGTTCCGGCATCTGCCTGTGCGTGTCTTACCCCGATGCGGAGTCTACGGGCAGTGACGACTGTCCCCGTGATACGCAGAAGTCCTATCTCTTTCTGTGTGCCAAGGTTGCGCCCGGTGCGCTCGATGACGAACAGGAATTGCTCAGCTACCGTGACCTGCAGCAGGTCATGCTCCTGCTGCGCAACCGGCTGCGTGATTCGTCAGAGTGCATCAACATCAATCCCGAAGAGTCCTTCCGGATTGAGTGGGAGTACCAGATATTCGGAGGCTTCAACGGCCTCTCTATGAGTCTAACCTTTAACAATTATGACTGATGACAGAACTGTATATTGACGGGGTGTGCGTCACCCTTCCCGCGGGGTTCACCGTGACCGTGAAGCGTGAGAACCCCTTTTTCACCAAAAATGGTGAATATACGTATGATATTGCCCTGCCGTTGACCGACCCGGTCAATGCCAAGCTATACGGGTTTCTCAACCGACTCAACTCGGTAGATGACATCAAGACCCGTCGCCGTGCGGTTCTCCGGAGCGAGAACCGCGTGTTCTGCGACGGCACCGAGGTCGTGACGGGATGGACGGATAAGCAGGTCAACATCCAGCTGGTGTCCGGCAATTCCGAGCTGAACTACTTCATCGGGTCTGACCAACTGATTTCCTCATTAAAGATGTGCGAGACCAATCCCATCGCCGGAGGCAAGCCGGACAACCGGCATGTCATTGAGACCTATCCCGAGATTGATTACAACCTCGTGATGACCTATGACGCAGCAGCCGATAAGGATATCAATAAGTGGCGCATTCCCTCTACGGTTCCCGGCACAATCCCTGCCGAGAATGTGATTGAGCCGCAAAAAGAAGCGGTGCAGCCGTATGACTATATCCCGCAGCCTTACCTCTGTGCCTACCTCCGTGAGCTTCTCAAGGCAATGGGCTACACCCTTGCCTACAATGCAATCGAGCACACACCGTGGGCTCAGATTTATATCGTCCATATCAACAAGACTTATAAGTGGAACGAGATGCTTCCGGGGTGGAAGGTCAAGGAGTTCCTCGAAGAGGTGGAGAAGCTCTTCAATGTGTCGTTCTTCATCAATTCCCGCACCCGTGAAGCACGCATCCTGCTGAACAATGCCTTCCTCACCAGCACCAAGAGCCATCATGTGTCCACCGTGATAGATGAGTACACAGTAGAGTGTGACGAAGAACCTGACGAAGATGTGCTGCACTCTAATCTGTCTTATGACCTGCCTTCCGGTACTTACTTCAAGCTGCGTTCCATCCCCGATGTGGTGTGGCAGGCGGCTAAGCATAGGGATATCGTGGGCGGTATGTACAATTTTTTCGATAAGCCAGAGAATCAGGTGCTCGATACCATCTTCTACAACCCGGCTGACGACCGCTATTATATCTATCAGGATAAGGAGAAGTTGACCTACTATCAGAAGGTACATGAGTTCTGTCCGCTGCGTCGTGAGGGCGCAACCTGTGACATTTCCTTTGCTATTGTTCCGGCTGAATTTGCCTATCGAAGCCGTTACTGGAGCAATACCGACAGCCAGTCGCAACCTACTTACCTGATTCCTACGGTCAGCGGTTCGACTACTGAGACCGAGACTCCGCCCACCTCCATAGAGGAGATGGTCGAAGTCATGCAGGAGGATTCCGAGAGCAAGGGTGACCTGTTCATGGCTTTTTTTGGCGGTATTCCCAAGCCGACAGGGGGCGGTCGGTACAGTTCTTATTCGCATCAGGCGTTCACGGACAAGCCGACGGCTTCTCCTACCTTCCACCTCGGCGACATGGCAGAGGTCTTCTATCAAAATGGATATGACATCGACTTCAAGAACCCGGTGCGGATATCCTCATGGGACCCGAACCTCTTCGATTCTCAATCAGTCGTTGAGATTCGCAACAGGCGCTATCTGTGCAAGGAGGTGGAATATGTCCTCGATGCGCAGGGACGCTGCAAACCGTGGTCCGGTCTATTTTACCCCATCCGCATAAGCGATACCGAAGCCGATGCACGCTGGATTCTTGCAGACGGCAAGTGGCGCGACGGCGGGGTGTGGCTCGACAGCGGGCGCTGGCTCGATGAATAATCAACAGACCGTCTGGTCAACTTGTCAACTAGTCAACTAAAAACTTAAAACTCAAAAACTCAAACCTATGAGTCTAAAAATCGATCGCCTGCAACTCGAAATCGAGATTAAGCAGGACGCAGCACGACAGAAGGTCTTGGAGCTGGAGCAGAGTATGCGCGAGGCTAACAAGACATTGAGAAAGATAAAAAAGGATTTCGGTGAAAACAGTAAGGAGTACAAAGTTCAGATAGAGATTATCAAACAGCTGCAGCAGCAGTATGACGACCTCTATGATGAGATTGGTCTGGCCAACCTCTCGATCCGTGAACTGGGTAAGCGGCAGAAGGAATTGAACCTCATCCTTCGCAACCTCAATCCCAACAGCGAATCTTACAGGAGATACCGGGAGGAACTCGATGCAGTGAACCTACGCATCAAGGAGATTAAGGGTACGGCTACCGAGACCCGTCTGTCTCTTTCCAAACTGGCAGACGGTTTTAACCGCTATGCCGGCTTGGGTGCATCCGTAATAGCTTCCCTTACGGGGGTAGCCCTCACGGCACGCAAGTGTGTCGATGAGTTTGCGGAGATGAAAGAAGCAGAGTCGCAGGTCGTCAAGTACACAGGTATGACTGAACGTGAGGTGGCGCTGCTCAATGAGGAGCTGAAGCGTATGAATACGCGTACCTCCCGTGAGGAACTGAACCGTCTTGCCGGAGAAGCCGGGCGGCTCGGCATCCAGTCGCGAGAAGAGGTGTTGAAGTTCGTTCAGGCGGCAGACATGATCAATGTCGCCTTGGGCGAAGACCTCGGAGAAGACGCAATCAAGAATATCGGTAAGCTCGCACAGATGTTCGGCGACGCTTCCCGTGACATGAAGGGCAATATGCTCGCCATCGGTTCTGCGGTCAACTCGGTGGCGCAGAATTCATCGGCTGCAGAACCCTACTTGGTTGAGTTTGCCGCACGCATGGGCGGTGTGGCAAAACAGGCGAAGATGAGCATTACGGATGTGATGGGCTTTGCTTCGGCGCTTGACCAGAATATGCTTCGTTCCGAAATGGCTTCTACGGCTCTGCAGGGACTGATTCTTAAAATCTATCAGGAGCCGGCTAAGTATGCCAAACTTGCCGGACTCGATGTCAAGAAGTTCTCCGACCTCCTTGCGACAGATGTCAATGAGGCGGTACTGACCTTCCTTGAGCAGATGAACCGTCTCGGAGGTATGGATAAGATGGCTCCGGTCTTGGATAAGATGAGCCTCTCCGGAGCCGAAGCTGCGGGCGTTATCTCCGCCTTGGCTGGCAATATCGAGAAGGTGCGCAAAGAGCAGCAGCAGGCGAATCAGGCATACACCGATGGTACATCTATTATCAACGAGTTCGGGGTGCAGAACTCCACCGTACAGGCAGAATTGGACAAGGCGAAGAAGCGCTTTACCGAGATCCGTGTCGAACTTGGAGAACAGTTGCTCCCGGTCATGAAGTACATGGTCACTACGGGTTCGCTGACCGTCAAGGGGCTGTCAACGATGGTTTCGATTTTACTGAAGTACAAAACAGCTATCCTTGCCGTTTCAGCAACGATTGGGGCATATACTTTAGGGGTCAAGGCTGTAACCTTGTGGGAAAAGCGGCATCAGGTTTCGGTCTGGCTGAATACGGCTGCTTTAAAAGCAAAAAATCTATGGACAAAGACCGTTACAGCTTCTGAACTCTTGTATATTGCAGCTAAAACCGCGTCAGTCGGATGGACTCAGGCTTCAACACGCGCTTTAAAGTTATTCTTTAATACCATTAAGCTAAATCCTGTCGGGCTATTAGTGTCTGCTGTCGTAGCTTTGGGCATGGGGATGCACTCTCTTATCTCTAAGACTAAGGAGAGTAAACAATATCTCTCAGATTTCTTTGCTCAAATGGAAACGGAGCGTTCTGTCTTATCTAAGACTTATCGCTCTTTAATTGGAACAGCAGAGGGTACACTGGCTCGCCGTGATGCAATTGAGGAATTTAACAAAAAGTACGGTCAATATCTGCCTAATCTGCTTTCAGAAAAAAGCACCTTGGAGGAATTGAAAAAAGCGTATAACGATGTCGCCTTGGCTATGCAATCTAAAATAGCCCGACAGATACTTTCAAGAGAGACAGAAAAACTTCAATCCGACTCAGTAGAAAAGTCCTCTAAAACTTTGTCTGGTCTCCAAGATACACTATCAAAAGCTTTAACTGACAATCAATTAGCTAAAGTTATGCCTCAAATTGTTGGTTATGTTAATGAATTTGTTGAAAAAGGTTATAATGCAGAACAGATTAGTTATAGAATTGCTAAAGGGTTATCTAAATCTTACGACGCTATCAATTTGATTATGAAAAATGGGGGCAATGGGGCTGACGTTTACCATGCTGTAAAAGGTCAGCTTAAAAACTACGCGGAGCAGGTCATTGAGACCGCTCAAAAAGTAGACAAAGTTCGCAGCCGATTGAACCCTTTTATCAATCCTCCAGCTAACTCCGGCAAGGCAAGCAACGAGCTCCCCGAAGTTGTTGTTACCCCGAATTCGGGTGCGCCTTACACAACCTCCCCCGACGATGCTTTCAAGGCGCGTGAAGAAGCCCTCAAGAAATCGCTTACAGAAGAGCAGAATGCACTCAAGACTGCCCACCTGCTCGGGTTGCTGTCTGAAGAAGAATATCAGGACGGTCTGTATCGTCTGCAGATTAAGTACCTGTCTCTCCGCAAACAGGCACTGGATGACTTCGGCAAGGATTCTTCCGAAATCGAAGGGCAGCTGCTTGATGCGATGATTGCCGAAGCCAACCGCAAAACCCCTCTGAAGACACGGGAGATTAAATCTACGCCAGAGCCGGAAGAAGAAATCGAAGAGGACACATACGAGCTCGATAAGTTCCGTGATACGTATGAGGGTAAGTTGGCTGTCCTCAATGCGTTCCACGAGGCTGGCATTATCAGTGAGCGTGAATACCAGGACCGGCTGACGGAACTGAATAAAGAGGAAGAAGAAAAGCGGATGCAGGAGAGTGAGCAGCGCAGACAGGCTTTTGCACAGACCGCCAACGCGGTACTGTCGTCGGCGAGCCAGTTTATCCAAGCCATGCAGGACCAAGAACTCTCCAAAGTCCAGCGCCGCTATGACAAACAAATCAAGGAGGCGAAAAAAGCCGGCAAAGACACGACCAAGCTCGAAGAAGAAAAAGAACAGGCAATGGCAGATGTCAAGAAGAAGTATGCTGACAAGATGTTCGCCATGAATGTCCTGCAGATTACAGCTACCACGGCCGTGACGGCGATGGAAGCCTACAAGTCAATGGCGGGTATCCCGGTTGTAGGTCCCGCCCTCGGTGCTGCCGCAGCAGCTGCTGCAGTCATTGCCGGAGCGGCACAGATTGCCGTGGCGAAGAAGAACCGTGACGAAGCGAAGGGTCTGAAGACCGGTGGTTACTCGGCTGACTATGTAGAGGGGTACACGGACCGGGGCAATCCCGATGATGTGGCTGGAGTTATCCCGGTGCATAAGAATGAGTTCGTGACCAACCATCTCGGCGTGGCGAACCCCCATGTCCGTCAGTTCCTCGATGTATTTGACACGGCGCAGCGCAACGGCACCATCGGCATGATTAATACGACGCAGATCCTGGAGCAGGTCCGCACACGTACAGGTCGCTATGACGGCGGCTTCACCGACCCCGCTTCTCCTTCTGATTCCCCTTCCGGAGCAGTCAGTATGGATGCACTCTTGCGGTTGATACTTGAGACCCTCCGCACAGGCAATACGCACCTGCAGACCATTGCCGGCAAGGAGCTGATGGTTGATGTCCGTGCCGTGCGCGACGGCATCCGACGAGTGGATCGCCTCGAAGCGAATGCGAGCCGGTGATGTCCTTTTTTTGTCGGGCGGTGAATGATACCTTTACACTGTGTTTTAAAGTTATATCAACCCTTGGGAGCAGCTGTCGTGAGATACCTGTCTCCCACCTTTTAATAAGAATTAAGTATGTCTCCACAACGCCGCATGACAATTCAGCTCTGGACCGCCTTCTTGCTCGCCATGGGCGGCATGACCCTCCTGATTATGGGGTTCTGGGTATGTCCCACAGGCGAGATTCACAACTCGGTGTTGATCGCCTTCGGTGAGGTCTGCTCTTTTTCGGGCGGCTTGTTCGGCATAGATTATACCTATAAATATAAAAAGTATCACGCTAAATCTAAATATGATGATGATAACAAAAGAACAACTCCGTGAGATCATGCCTTATGCGTCTGAGGCGAATATAGATAAGTATCTGCCGCATCTCAATGATACGATGATGTCGTTTAACATTGATACGCCGCTCCGGCAGGCGCATTTCCTTGCTCAGCTCGGGCACGAGTCCGGTTCTCTCCGCTATGTGCGTGAGATTGCCAGCGGCGAGGCTTATGAGGGTCGCAAGGACTTAGGCAATGTCTGCCCCGGTGACGGAGTAAAATTCAAGGGGCGCGGCTTGATTCAGTTGACCGGGCGTGCTAATTATGAATCATTTGATTTCTATATCGCCGGCAACGGAGTCCTGCTCGAACATCCCGAGAAGGTAGAACAACCCGACCTTGCTTGCTTGGTAGCAGGCTGGTTCTGGGATGTCAACGACCTCAATGCCCTTGCCGACCGTGACGACATCGTCCATGTTACCCGCCGGGTCAACGGAGGTCAGAATGGTCTGCAGGACCGCATGGAGTTTTTAAACCGGGCTAAAATTGCATTGAATATTAACTCATGAAGTCTGAGAATATAGTTTTATTAGTTTGTTTTTGTTTTATTTTCATGGTGATCCTAGGACTGCTTCTCCAGTCGTGCGCCAGCACAGACCGGAGAAGCCTGTCTCAGGTCTCTACTGACCGGTTGTCGTCAATGCAGAGTAGCCACTCGTCAGATTCCTTGTCTTTCCTTGAGGTTTTTTCGTCTCAAGATAAGATTTTGAACTTTACCCGCCGCGAATATGCTCCGGTTGTGGATTCTGCGGGTAGAGCGGTCGGCTCTCGCTTGACAAGCGAAAGCACCTTGTCTGTCACAGACAGCCGTTCGCACAAGCAGACAGATGCAACTTATCAACAACTTGTTGATAACTCTCAGTCCCACTCCCGTGACAGCACTGGGGTCGTGTCTCAGATTGATAAAAAAAAGGAAACCAACAACTTTACTTCTCTATTGCGTCTTATACCTATAATGTTTGTATTTTTCATTTTAGCCACTCCGTTTTTCCGGCGGAGCTAAATCCCCGGAAGCCGCTGGTCTGTGAAGATAGGCGGCTTTTTTTATGTCCTTTTCTATCCCCTTATACTTTGTTATTTTTGTTTCATGACAGTTTACGAAGCAATCAAGAAGATGCATGAGCTGACCAGAGAGGGAAAAACCTTTTCCTTTTCTTTCATGAGTTACAGCTACGATCGTGACGAGAGTCACGGCATCGTTACTGTGCTCCATGCGCAGCTCCTCCCATCTAACCTGAAGACCCGTAACCGGTACAGCGATTATATGCTCCGCTACCGTGACATGGATACCTACGAGGAGAAGAGCTGCTGGCAGTTGCTCCTCCTTGAATTGAATGGCGAACCCCTACAACTTACCTGAAGATGGCTAAAGACCCTATATATCCCGACTTAGAATATAACTACGAGAAGATTATCCCGTGGAATGGTGCTCAAGATACCGGACGCGATGCCCGTCTGAAACTTGACCGCAACTTTGCGCAGGTCCTTCGCAACCTGGAGAAACTGATTGAGTATATCAATGGCTCAGTAGATGCGTTGCATGATGTTTTCTTGCATAAGGATCGCGAAGACCAGACTGCGTTTTTGTTGTCATTTTTGGGAGGTGCGGTTTTCGGCAAGGATGGCTTTGCCTCCGGACTCACCGGCTTTGGCGCAAAAATAGACAAGGATGGTAACGGAGAGATGCGGGGGCTGCGCTTGTGGGAGTGGCTCGAAGTGCCGGAATTGCGATATAATCGTGTAGAAGCAGTTGCCGGCATTAAGTGGCGCAGTCCGGGTATGGGCATTATTGAGTCTTGTCAGCCCGACCAATCACCCGAAGGTGAACTGCTCGGTACGGGAATAGTGCAGCTGAAGCTGGAGGATGGAGAACTGGGGATGGTCGTATTAGATGACATTTCCCTGGGCATCTACCACTTCGGCGATGAGCGTGACGCTTTATCTGATAAAGACGACAGCAAAGGCAATTTCGCCGTGAAGGGTTTTGCTACAACCTACTTCCGCATTACGGGAGTGAGCGGTAAGGATAACAATACCTTCACCTACTCGCTCCGACCGGGTTATGCTGTACATCCTCAGCCGCAGATGCATTTTGTCTGTTACGGCAACTTTACGGACGAGAGCCGTCAGAGTTCGGTGTACGAGACGCGCACCTATACCCGTATGCTTTGGAAGCAGAACACTTGGGAAATCGGTAAGAAGAATATCGCACTTCAGCAGGGTGATTTGACAAACCTGAACATACACGGCATGAATATGCAGGGCTATTCGATGTACATCAACTCGGTGTATTTTACCGGAACGGTGACACAGGTGAAGCCCGATGGAACCCCTGTACGTGTGGCTAACGACCGTGGCGCATGGCAGGCTGGCAAGTATGACTATTACGACCGCGTATCGCATAACGGATGCCTGTGGCTCTGTGTCAACGAAAAAGGTACAGATACAGAACCCGCAGAAGGCAATGCAGACTGGCTGAAGCAGGTGGATAAGGGTGCAGACGGCACGGAAGGCAGCTCTCCGGTCATGCTGGCAATCACATCCAGCAAGGGTGTGCTGTTTCAGGGCGGTGTGCAGGAAACACTCCTCACGGCTACGGCTTACCGGGATAATCTGGATATTACAGCTAAGATACCTCCGTCCCGGTTTTCTTGGACACGCACCTCGACGAACACGGAGGATGATCAGCTGTGGAACTCCACCCACCGGAATGTGGGGCGCAGCATCACGATTGATGCAGATGATGTGAACAAAAGTGCGGTATTCTCGTGTGACGTAGAACTTTCCGGACTTGAACTATAAACTTAAAACTCATTAACTCATAACTTAAAATCTTAAAACGTATGGCAACAGCAAGAGGACAGATTACGATTGTCGATTTGAACGACGCGGTAGCGGTGAATTGTATGTTAACCACCAATGCAGGGTTGACACAGTTGTATAACAAGGATACCAAGGCGTATGCGCCTGACTGGGCTGCATCTCCATATCTGGTGATTACCCCCGAGGTTTTTGTAGCCGGGACTACCAGTAGTGTTATCAGCCGCGTGACTAACCCGAATTGGCTCGTAAACGGAAGAGCTATCAGCGAAGTTGGCGGTACATCAGCGCCTTCCGCTCCTTATGCGCTCACGATTAAGCAGAACATGGCTATGGCTACCAGCTACAACGTGGAGTTTACGGGTACATATACCGATGCGGAAACAGGCTTGCAGACTCCCGTCAAGGCAGTTATCACGCTTAACAAAGTGGAGACAGGTACAGCCAGTCCGGTCATTACCGTACAGCAGCCGCAGGGGATGGACTTTATCAATGACACTCCTACCTCGCTGACGGCGGTGGCAATGTTCCTTCGTGGTGGTCAGGAAGACACTACGAATGTAACCTACAAGTGGGAAAAACAGGAGTCAGGTGGCACGTGGACAGCTATCACCGATGCAGGCGGATTTACCGGCTCTTCAACAAAGACACTTACCATCAGCAAGGATGCCGTGCTGAATTTCTTGAATATCCGTGTCACCGTGACCGACACCGATACGGGCTCGGCTACGAACGGCAAGGCCTTTACCGCGTATGCATCCTTCCGCGACGCGAGCGACCCGATTCAGGTGCATATCTCATCATCGACAGGCGATAAGATTGTGAACGGCAAAGGCTCTACGGAGCTGAATGCAGAGTTGTGGCGAGCCGGACAGGAAATCGACAAGGCAGGTACAGGTTACACCTACAAGTGGTTCAAACACGACAAGAGCGGAGCTCCGGATACAGTGTGGAACGAGGCTAATAAAACCGGTAAGAAAATTACAGTCCCGGCAACGGATATTGATCAAAAGGCAACTTTCGTTTGCGAAGTTAGCTCTAAATAACAGAGAGATATGGTAATAGCAAGAGGACAGACAACGATATGGGTGTGTCGTGATGGAGCCGATGGCGTTACCTTTTACACATGGATTGCCTATTCGGATAACCCGGATGGCAATCCGTTGTATGACAAGCCACGCGCTTCAACTAAATACATCGGTATCGCTTACAACAAAGAAGAGCAGACTCCAAGCAAGAACCCGTCTGACTACACGTGGAGTAATTTCAAGGGTGAACAAGGCCCTCCGGGTGAAGGTATGAGCCCGCTGGGGGAATGGTATGATGGATTGCATGTCCCCCGACTTGGCGTGGTCACCATGGACGGTAAAGCCTTTACAGCGCACAGGGCGACAGATAACCCTCCGATGTGGACCGTTACCGATCATGACGGCCGTCACATCGTGACGAAGCAGGGCTATATCCTGACCGGCGAGATGAACACAGACGACTATTACCTCATCGTCTCCCCGGGAGAACCGGGCAAAGATGGATGTGTGATTCGTGATTCTGAGTGGGCTCCCGGCGTAGAGTATCGCAATGACAGCAGCATTGATGCTCCTGTAAGGTATATCGATGTGGTATTAGTCCGTAATGACAACACAGCTTCAGGATATGATGCATACCGCTGTCTGCGTACTCACGTCTCCAGCTCATCCCTCGATTACACGTTCACCGATTTTTGGGAAAAGTTCGGGAGCAATGTCGGTGCAATCTTCACCTCGCTCATCGTCGCGAAGAATGCGAAGATTCGCTTTTTGCAAGGCAATGAGCTGCGTATCGAGAAGCCAGACGGCACGGTTACAGCAGGTCTGTCCGGCAGAGATACCGGGAGCAAGATTCGCTTTTGGGCTGGCAGTGACGACCCGGAGAAGGCTCCCTTCCGGGTGGATGAGTCCGGACGCATGGTCGCTTCGTCAGGACAATTCGGAGGTGAACTGAATGGCGTGACGGGTACGTTCGTCAAGCTAACCTGCTCTCAAAAAACAGGCTCTTCAGACGGTGAGATAACCTTCTATCCCGGTGGAGGGATGCAGTTTGGAGGTAACATCAATCATCAAGGGTCAGTCGGTGGTATAGGAGCAATATTCAGAGGCTTCAATATGTTCTGCCGTGGTTCCTTTGGTGCAGCGCAGTGCACTACGCTGGAAGTGTATGGCAGTTACGCATACAAGTATGCTGATGGACAGAGTTATATTGAACGTATTAACTTTCAGTCTGGCACAACCAATGGTCAGACCTACTTCATAGTTCCTTGTGACGGGAACTATGGAAATATTGGCGGTATGCCTATCGATACGGTTGTATTCCGCGTCCATGCAACATACCGTTACGAACTCTCGATGAACGAGCGTCAGAGGGTGTTCCTCGTTAATGCTGATAATGATAAAAATAATGTGCAGATATATGTTAACGGTAACTTAGTTCTAATCGATGGAGGTGCGTGTCTATCTGCGATGAAGCTCGCTACGTTTTTATTGCCATCTCCAGCTGTGAACCTGTTAGGTCGTGGCATTATTTTAACTGCAAAATATGATAATAACTGGTAATTTTAAAAATTATGGCAACAATTAAAGAAGAAGTAATGGCAGCTAAAACAGACTGTCAGTATGTACGCGCATTAGACGCAAATGGGAACAGTATTCGAATCAGTAAAGAAGACCTCGCGAAAGTTCTGGGAGGACTAAGATTAAAAGAATTAGCAAAAAATGCAGACTGGAATACAATAA